AGATCATCCCGGTCAGCGATCCGAACGCGGCCACGATGAGCCAGCGCGTTGTGCAGTACCAAGCGGTGCTGCAGTTGGCTACGACTGCGCCGCAGATCTATGACCTGCCTGAACTGCACAAGCAGATGCTGCATGTGCTGGGTATCAAGAACATCGAGAAGCTCATCCCGACCAAGGATGACATGAAACCCAAGGACCCGGTGCAGGAGAACCAAGACGTCCTCACGGGCAAGCCCCTGAAGGCGTTTGCGTATCAGGACCACGAGGCGCACATCAAGGTGCACACGATGGCCGCACAAGATCCGGTCATCCAGCAGCTTGTGGGACAGAACCCGCAGGCGCAAGCCATCATGGCCGCGCTGCAGGCGCACATTGCCGAGCACGTAGGGTTCGCGTACAGGAATCGCATCTCGGTGGCGTTGGGTGCCCCGCTGCCTGCGTACAAGGAAGACGAAGGTCTGCCGCCTGAGATGGAGTATCAGGTCTCGCAGATGCTGGCGCAGGCCGCGCCGCAGGTGCTGGCGCAGAGCCAAGCGCAGGTTGCCCAACAGCAGGCTCAGCAGAACGCTCAGGACCCGATCATCCAAATGCAGCAGCAGGAGCTGCAGCTCAAGGCCAAGGAGGTCGACATCAAGCAGAAGAAGGTCTTGGCAGACGCTGCGGCCAAGGCGGATGAGCTGCGCCTCAAGGAGCAGGAGTTCTCGGCCAAGTACGCGGGCCAGCATCAAGAAATGCAGGCTAACGCCGCTCGTATGCAGCAGGAGCAGGCAGGGCGGGCTGCGCAGATGATCCACGAGCACGAGGGGCAGCAGGCGGAGATGATCCGCGAGAACATGCGGCACCAAGCGCAAATGGAGCGCGATGCGCAGGTGCACGAGTTCAACCAGCACAAAGCGCGTACCACGCATGATGAGACGCTTCGTATGAACCGTGAGCGCCATGCGCAGCAGATGGAGATGCAAAGAGCCGCAAAGAAACAGGCAGGTCCGAAAAAGGAGCCCAATAAGTGATCAGCCAATTCGCAGATGCTCTGAAGAAGCAGCTGCGCGCAGACATGAACAACTACACGGATGACCTCGCCAACGGGGTCTGCCGCGACTTTGAGAGTTACAAATATCTCTGTGGGGTGATTCAGGGTCTAGCCCTTGCGGAGCGGTACGTCAAAGACCTTGCCGACAGAGCGGAGAACGCAGATGAGTGAAGTACTGGCCGTAGAACAGCAGCGGGAGGAAGTGGAGAAAGCACGGCAGCTACCTGTACCCAAGGGTTACAAGATCCTGTGCATGGTGCCGCGTGTGGACGAGCGGTACGAAAATGGCATCCTGAAGGCCGATACCACGGTCACTGTCGAAGAGCACAGCACGCTGGTGCTTTTTGTGGTGAAGCTGGGAGATATGGCTTACAGCGACAAAGACCGTTTCCCGACGGGGCCTTGGTGCCAAGAAGGTGACTTTGTGCTTGTCCGCGCTTACTCCGGTACGCGCATCAAGATCCACGGGCAGGAGTTTCGCATCATCAACGACGATACTGTTGACGCGGTCGTGCAAGACCCGCGCGGTATCACTCGCGCTTAGGAGGTAGGAAATGGACGAGTTCAAGTTTCCTGACGAGATCGAGCAGGATCAAAAGGTTGAAGTAAACGCCGAGGGCAGTGATGTCGTGATTGACATCGTAGACGACGCCCCTCCCGAAGACCGCAACCGAAAACCTCTGGCGCATGACCCGGAAGATGCCAATGACGAGGAGCTGGCGCAGTACAGCTCGAATGTGCAAAGGCGCATCAAGGAACTGAGCCACGCCCGCCATGATGAACGGCGCGCCAAAGAGGCGGCTTTGCGTGAGCGAGAGGAACTGGAACGGTACGCCTCGCAGTTGGTGAATGAGAACAACCGGCTGAAGAAGTATGTGCAAGATGGTGAGCAGGTCTACGCGGGTACGCTGAAGAGCGCCGCTGAAGCTGAGCTGGAGATTGCCAAGAAGAAGTTCAAGGATGCGCATGAGTCCTTTGACGCGGATGCCATTATTGAAGCGCAGCAAGCACTTACTTCTGCGCAGATGAAGCTGGAGCGGGCGTCAAGTTTTCGCCCGACGACTTTGCAGCAAGAAGAAACTGTGGTACAACCGCAGCGTATCGAGCAGGCACCGCCCCAAGTCGATGAGAAAACCCAGCGTTGGCAGGCACGCAACACTTGGTTTGGGCCGGATGACGAGATGACCGCCGTCGCACTGGTCGCACATAAGCAGTTGGTCGCTTCGGGCGTAGACCCGCGCAGTGATGAATACTTCGCGCAGATTGATGCGCGCATGAGGAAGCGGTTCCCGGATCGGTTTGAAGGGACCCGTAGCCAATCCGAACCTCAACAAAGGAAAGCAGCGAACGTTGTAGCACCCGCCAGCAGAACCACGGGAGCAAAGAAGGTCACTCTCTCGACGTCGCAAGTGGCGATTGCCAAACGACTCGGAGTTCCGTTGGAAGTGTACGCAAAGCAAGTAGCTCTTCAGGAGGCTCAGTAATGGCTGAAAATCGTCTGGCTCGTGAAACCGCATCGCGTGAAACCGAGCAGCGCTCAATGGACTGGGCTCCGCCCCAGCTCCTTCCGCAACCTGACCCTCGCCCGGGTTGGGTGCACCGGTACATTCGTATCAGCATGGTAGGCCAAGCTGATCCCACGAACGTTTCCGCAAAGTTTCGAGAAGGATGGGAGCCCGTTCGCGCGGCTGACTATCCTGAGCTGCAGTACATGGGAAGTACCGATCCCAACAGTCGATACAAAGACAACGTGGAGATCGGAGGACTGCTGCTTTGCAAGGCTCCAGAGCGTAAGGTCAGACAGCGTAATGAGTATTACCAGAAGCAGTCTGACGGGCAGCTTAGCGCTGTGGACAACAATTTGATGCGCCTCAACGATGCGCGGATGCCGCTCTTCAACGAGAAGAAGTCGGCAACCACGTTCGGTCGAGGCGGCAACTAACCTTCAGGAGTCTTAAATGGCATACCCTGTTGTTTCTGCGGCCTATGGCCTGCAAGCACGAAACGAACTCGGTGGTCTGCCGTATGCTGGATCGACTCGGATGCTTCCGATCGCGACTGGCTACAGCACCAGCCTGTTCTACGGTGACATTGTCCAGTTGTCGGCTGGCACCATCGTTGCCAACTCGTACACCCCGGCCACGTCGCCCACGACCCCCATCGCTGGCACCATCGGCGTGTTCGTTGGTTGCGAGTACACCAACCCCGGTACCAACCAGCGTATCCGTGCCCAGTACTGGCCTGCCAGCACCGTGGCGCAAGATGCCGTTGCGTATGTGATCGACGATCCTCGCGTCGTGTTCAAGGCCGCTGTGGGCTCGCAAGCCACCTCCAGCCTGTCGAACACCTCGTCGGGTCTGGGTTACGTCTCGCCCAACTTCATCGGCACCAACATGTACCCGCTCTCGGGCACGACCGGTTCGACCGTGACTGGCGACTCGGCTCTGTCGCTGTCGGGCGGTGTGGTGACCAACGGCACCGGTAACACTCGTGTTACGGCCGCTGCTCCCTTCCGTGTGGTGGCTGTGGTCCCGGATACGGCTGTGACCGTGACCGGTACGGCCAGCACCTCTGGTTCCAGCACGACTGTGACGCTTGCCGCGTCGATCACGGGTCTGCAGGCGGGCATGCAGCTGATTGCCCCGTCGGGCACCGGTTCGCTGGCTGGCAACTACATCACCGTGACCAACGTGAATGGCACGACCGTCACTGTGTCGAGCGCTGTTACTCTGGCCAGTGGCACTGCCGTGACCTTCGTGGGTTACCCGGAAGTGCTGGTGGTGTGGAACGGCAACTTCCACAGCTACAACAACACCACTGGCGTCTGATAGGAGTCTGACAAATGGCAATTTCACGCGCACAACTGCTGAAAGAGCTGCTCCCCGGTCTGAACGCCCTGTTCGGTCTGGAGTACGCTCGCTACGGCGAAGAGCACAAGGAAATCTACGAGACCGAGACTTCGGAACGTAGCTTCGAGGAAGAAACCAAGCTGTCGGGCTTCAGCGCCGCTCCGGTGAAGAACGAAGGCCAAGCGATTGCGTACGACAATGCGCAAGAAGCGTGGACCGCTCGTTACAACCACGAGACGATTGCGCAGGGGTTCTCGCTGACGGAAGAAGCCATCGAAGACAACCTGTACGACAGCCTGTCGGCGCGCTACACCAAGGCGCTGGCCCGGTCTATGGCGTACACCAAGCAGGTGAAGGCGGCGTCGATCCTGAACAACGGATTCTCGTCGACCTACGTCGGTGGGGACGGCGTCTCGCTGTTCTCGACGGCCCACCCGCTGGTTAGCGGCGGCACTAACGCCAACACGCCCACCACCCAAGCTGACCTGAATGAGACCTCGCTTGAGGCCGCTGTCATCCAGATCGCTGCTTGGACTGATGAGCGTAGTCTGCTGATCGCTGCGCGCCCGCGCAAGCTGATCGTGCCCCCGGCCC